TGGTGGTGAATTCGTAGTAGTCCCGACCTGGACGATCCACACCGACCACAAAGCCGAGCTGCTGGGCGAACAGAAGGGCGAACCATCGGGCCAAATCCTGATCATTGGTATCACCCGGAATCCGCCGCGTAGAAGGGATGTTTTCCCGCTTGATGGTGAAGCGGAAATAATCGGGAACGATGCCCCCTTGTGCCTTCGCTTCGAGCTGTCGCGCTTCACAAAGAAACTTCAAACGCCCCCCCTCAAGCACCAACTTTTCATCATTCCCCATAACCACCCCTAGTTTTGTTTACCCCCGTGTTACTCGGGGGGGTATGAAGTGCCGTTGCCGCGCCCGCGGCCGCGCTTCGCTTGCATGCCGCAGGCGCAGCAACTGCACAGGCACCACAAGGAGCGCATGCAGATGCAACGACAACAGAGTCAGGGCGCATCCCTTCGGGACCGGGCTCTATGGCTTCGCCACCAAGCCCGTTCCGGTCTTGGCCCATTCGGGTAACGATCCCTTGCGCGGAGGTGCTGGCGGTGGTGGCGTTTTCAGCGGGTACGGATTGCGCAGCGGGCAACATGGGCATGCTGCCCATACCCTGCCCCACGCACCCCTTCGGGGCCGCGCTATTCGCGCTGCGCGGGTCCCCGGCTGTCTCCAAAGACAGGGGGGCGGCTTGCGCCCAGTGGTGGAGGATGTGCCTCATGGAAGAAGGCCCTGCATGCCTTCGAGGCGCAAGACGTGGAGGCGGGCGCGCTCTACTTGGTGGCCAGTGCGAAGGTAGGTGCCAACGACTGCAGCGCATTGCTTGTAGTCGGCGGCAGTTCGGGCATTGCCGTTGCGGATGCTTTGCGGGACCGGGGCCGAAACTGCGCGTTTAGCGCGGTATTGCAGGTCGCGTTTTTCTTCGGGACTCATTGCAGCACCCCGTCACGGCGCGAACCGTAGAGGCCGACCTGTTTCCAGTTGCGGTTGCACTCTGCAAAGCGCACCATGGACTGCAGCAACTCGTTCACGCTGCAATCGAGCTGGACGGCAGTTTCGCGCAGTTTGGCGATGATCTCGGGCTTGTCGGTGAAATCTACACGGGCCTTTTCAGCACGGTATGCGGCCTTGCGAGCTGCCGCACTAGCGTGCTTTGCTGGACGACCTTTGCGCGCTTCGTTCCCGGTGCAGCCCCCGCCGCTTTCCTGAGCTACCAAGGTCAGGTTTACACCTGAAACAGCGGAGGGGCCGCAATCGCTTAAAGCGTCAATCGCGAAAATCTCGGGTAAAGACAATTGAAAGGCTGGCATGGGTAGCTCCATGAAAAAAACAAATAAACGATTGAGCGTTAATTAAGATTATATGAGTAATTCAACAAGCCATCATTGAAAATTACTATAACGTTCAAAAAACTGATAGCTTCTATACGACCGGGAACGAAAAGCCATAACTCACCAGAAATACCACAGCACTAGTTAAGGCTGGACCGCACCTGAGCATTGCGCGCTGCAAGACCTTGCAAATAAAGATTTTGAGGCGGCTCAGGACGTGCGGCAGGCATGGGAACTGGGACAGATCGAACAGGGTCAGCATGAGCAACCTGCTGGCCTTGCTGCTGCTGAATAGGCTGCTGATGACGGTCTTTCGGGCTGTATTCAACCTTGGCGCTTTTCCAATCCATGAAAAAGCCCTGAGCGACGATCTGGAGGCACACTGTGCCGCTTACCTGCAATAGCGTTGCCTGCTGCGTGTAGCACTTGCAGGTTTTGCCCATCTGGACACAGGCAGCAGGGTATGGCGCTTCTGTGGGTTTGGTCACATCGTCATAGGCCGGTGCGGTGTGCGGGAAGTCGGCAAGGCGTGCAACACGTTCAATGACGTATTCGTCAGCGGTCAACTTGCGATTGGGCTGTACGGGCTGCTGGTGCTGCTGCTGTGGCATTTGAGCTGGTACTGCGCTTTCGTTCTGCGTAGCTGGCTTTGCGTGCTTAGTCACATTGCCATAGACACCAGTGATGGCGAAATAGCCGAAAGCAGGTACGAGCAGCGCGCAGGCTCCAAGAATCCAAACCGACTTCGGGATGCGCTTTTTCCCGGTGTGGAGACTAGCGGAGCGATACCAGCCGTAAACCTCTTTCGGGAAGGCTTGCATGGTCACGGTGCCAGACTTGCCTGAACCGTCTTTCTCACAATTGGGGTTGACGGCAGGCCACTCCAGCACACTGACAAGGTCGGCCCCGAAAGTGCGTTTAAGGTGCCGGTGCCAGCCAGGTGAACCGATCAGGCGGCGAACGAATGCGTCAATGTTTTGTGGGTGCTGGGTGACGAGATAGAAATCGAAACCGCGCCTTCGGTGTTCCGCAAGCATACGCACATGCTCTGGAGGAGTGCTGCTGGGCGGTCTCAGCGGGAAATCGTTGTGACACTCGTCAATCAGAAAAATAGTGCCGTCTGGTTGCGCTTGCCAGTCCTTCGCGTCGATCTTTTTCCAGCTCTCCAACTCCCCACCCTCAACGGGCTCAAAACGCCCGTTGTGACATACCGGGCGGCCCTCTTTGACCGATCTTTCTCGAACCCACTTGAGGGTATTGAGGGTCTTGCCTGCACCATTCGCGCCCGTGATGAGGTACAGCATTTTTACTTGCCCACCCAGCGCTTGAAAGTGTCGCCGGTCAGGCCATCCAACAGCAGTTTTGCAGCAATGGCGCTGGTCACAATGCTGATGCACTGGCCCACTTGAAGGATGCCGAGGATGGAGAAAACTTCAGCGGGTAATCCACCGAAAGCGCTGATCGCTTGACTCTTTAAGAAATCAAGAGTCACCGTAATGCCGGTGTAAGTGACAACGGAAATACCGAGAGCGATCAAGACCCGACCGGCAAGAGTGCCGACGAGATTAATCAACATGCCGCCTATAGCTGCAACAAAAACTGGCATGGTTTAACCCCTTGCGACAATGCGCAGAGCGATGAGAAAGGACACGGCCAAAAGCACTTTGCCAAGGGCTTCTAGATACGGATTCAACATAGAAAAGGGCAGAGTGATTGACCGACCCCATACGGTGACACTGAGGTCAGAAACACCAGCAGAGCCAGCGCCAAGCGCGTCGGATGTATCAATGCGCCCAGCCATGTTGATGGTCTCATTGCCGGGAAGATTGCCGGTTTGATTGCCCTCTTTGCCCTTGTTGGCGTCATAGAGGTTGGACTCTGAAGACGGTGTATCAAAAAGCTTACACGCACGGTAATGCTGTTCTTTTGCAATAGCACATTGAATTGCGTCGCCTTCACATGAAAAGCCAGAAACGCAAGCACCGCCGAATGAACCTTTATCACCATCACCATCGCCATCACCATCACCATCACCATCACCACCGCCGCCATCTGGCATAGGTTTACCCGGAGGTGAAGGGAAAACACAAGAAGAAGCTATTTTTACTGTACCAGTTGGACAGGAACCATCCTTATCTGGAGATTGCGGAGGTGGAGTTGGTGCATAACAATTTCCATTCGAATAACGGACAGTTCCAGCAGGGCAACTCTTATCCGAATTTGGAGGTACAGGAGGTGGAGGAGGTGGAACAGGTTTATCAGGGTCAAGAGGTTTTGGGCCAGGACCACCAGGGCCAGCGCCAGGGCCAGGGCCAGTGCCAGGGCCAGTGCCAGGGCCAGGGCCAGTGCCAGGGCCAGTGCCAGTGCCAGTGCCAGTGCCAGTGCCAGTACCGGTGCCGGTGCCTGTGCCGCTACCAGTGCCGGTGCCGGTGCCGGTGCCGGTGCCTGTGCCGGTGCCTGTGCCGGTGCCAGTGCCTGTGCCTGTGCCAGTGCCAGTACCGGTGCCAGTGCCAGTGCCAGTGCCAGTGCCAGTACCGGTGCCGGTGCCGGTGCCTGTGCCGGTGCCAGTGCCGGTGCCGGTGCCGGTGCCGGTGCCGGTGCCGGTGCCTGTGCCGGTGCCAGTGCCGGTGCCGGTGCCTGTGCCTGTGCCTGTGCCTGTGCCGCTACCTGAAGGGCCAGAACCAGAACCGCCATTACACTGGCCGCCGGTATAACGACCCGTACCAGTGTAAAAAATCTTACCGTCGACAATAAAATCCGTGTAGTTGACGACTCTGATTAAACAGTATTGGACTGGCCCATCAAAACTCACGCCGGTACTCTCGCAAACATATTCGGTTGAGGGCGATGACATTTCCCAGTAGTTACCAACCAGAGTTCCAGATTTTGGGCATTTATCCTTCACGCAAACACCAGCTACCCGAGTTTGACCAGCAGGGCAAGGAGGCTCAGGAACACAGACACCATTAACACGGGTTTCGTTTGGCTTGCAGTTGTCAGGGACACACGCGCCGCCCTCCTCGTGCTGCCCAGCAGGACAGGCAGGAGGATTACAAGCTCCTGCATTCTCGATATAACCGGCATTACATTGGCAACCGCCACTAATAGCAGTGGAATTGTTAGGACAACTACCCGCCGTTGACATAATGGGAAACGTATATGACACACCATTACTGCGTAACACGTCAACGCCATTAGAACGGCAGCCAGTAATAGAGCCACTACTATAAGACGAACCAGACCACGCGGTCATAAGAAAAGACAGTATCGAAGTGCACTGAGATTCATAAGTAGCAGTGCTAGGTACGTCTGGATAATAGTCGGACCGATAAGAAGACGGAACAGGAAAAGCGAAAACAGAAAACGAGAACAACGAAAATAAACAAAAAGCTACTAAGCGGTAAATATTAGCCACGCAGCCCCCAATATTGCAATGATGATGAAAAGGCCCATATGTTCCACCTTGGAGAAGCCTACCGCGTAGGCTTTTGCAAAGCCCCTGCCGGCCGGACAGGGAGCGCATGCAGTGAGGGTTTACGAAAGAGCGCGGCGAACCCACTTGAAGGCCTTGATGGCCACATAGACCATCAGCACAGCGGCACCGATAGAAGTAATGGGCGCAATTTGAGCGCCGATGTCAGTGACGACAGCGGCAACGTCCACGGCTGCGGCGTTTGCTGCACCGGTCAGGGCCAACGAACCAGCAGCCAGAAGGCCGCGATTGAAAGTTTTGTTCATCTCAGTTTTCCTCAGTAGTTGAATTTCCATCGGTATGCCGGAGGGTTTGGATAAGGGCACGAAAGCCCCATCCAACCGCCCAGATTGCAAGGATGGCGCCTGCAATTGCTGCTCCCTCATCTGCGCTCAATTGCAGAGGTGGAAGGCTTAATTCGTGCACCACCGTGACCGTGCAGGCCGTGGTGCATTCGATGACGACAGGGTCAGCCACGAGGCATAGCCCGCATGATTGATTGCTGACGAATACGGGCCTGTGCGACACGCTCGAGGCGATCGGAACGGGCGCGAAGGCGGTCAGAGATGGCGACTACTGCGCCATGCACAAGGACGAACAGGCAACCGCCGATGAAGCCAGCCAAGATGGCAAGCATGGCGACGCGCTGGGCGAAGAATTGGGGGTCAACTTCCATCAGTCACGCTCCAATTGATAGCAACGAAAAACAACACCTTCACCGCCGCAGTGGTCAACAACAGCATCAGCCGAAGCCTCTGCAGTGGTGAAAGGCGTGGCACTTGTAATGAGGGGCACATAATCAATGCCGCCATCACCATCCGCACGAAGGAAACTGTAATCCTCTGTGCTTTGCACGTAGTAGCGGGGTTCAATATGCATGTTGTGACCGGGAACGAATTTGCATTTCTCGCGCCCGATACCCTCGCTTGTTTAGGCTTGCTTTGCGGCTGGACGAGCCACAGGAACCAGCGCATGCATAACGGTCTTTTGAGTCTTGCCGTTAGTCACAATTTCCATGTCCGCGTCAGCTTCAAACGGGAACGGCAGGTGCTTGAACTTCAAGAATTCCTCGCTAGCACCCAAATTGAATTCGCTGCTGGCCATGCCCTTTGCAGTGCCTTTGCTAGCGTCAAGATCGACTAATGCATAAACCTTGGTGCTATCGTAGCCGGTCCCGTTTTCAAGGGTGCCCTTGCTGGACTTCATGCCGACGACATGGATGCGCTGTGTGAATTTCATGGCTTGCTCTCAGTGGTTATCCGGCTTGATCAATGACCCACTACGGCCGGTACGCAGGGATTCGTAAATGGTCGCAAAGCGGCTTGAATGCCGTGCTGCATGCTCTGAGCGCTCAAGCCACGCAGTGACCGAGGAACACGGCGATGAACCTGATCGAGAACGAGGCCTTCAAGCCAATCGTGATCGGGCATGATTTTTGTGATCTGGAGAAGGGTCGGAGCCACAACGCGCTTGACCCAGTTGATACAGCGCTGAGCACTTGCTTCACCGACCTTTGTGGCGGTCCTAATCTGGGTTGCCAACTCACGATTGCTCAACAGATGGCAGGCGGGATAGGCACCCGCGAAATACTCTGCGCAGGAAACGATTGCATCCCACGGAATCACTCGATTGACGTTACGCAGCTCGACCTCTGCGCGAAGC